AGTCGAAAACGGAGATTCACGATGAAACGTTTACTGACCACCCTCTGTGCCCTGCTGTTCGGTCATACCTGTTAGGGGCCATAAGGAATGAGATACCCGGGTTAATGTGGGTTGGCGTGGGTTGATGTGAGCGGAAGCCACGCATGGCGCGGGATTCAGCAGCTTGGCGGTCAGCGAATGCAGGAGGGTGCCAGTTTGAGACACGACGCGCTGCGGGCCGTTTGGGACACTTGGATTTAGAATCAGTGCCCGACGTTTGGCAGGCGTTTAGAGAGTCTTTAAAGGCATCGCCGCAGCGCGTGTAAAGGCATTGTACCAGGTGTTTAAGCGCCTGCACCTGGCGGCGCAGTGAGCGCAGCTCCTGGCGAAGGGCGCGATCGCTGGCGCGGCGGCCGTGGCTGCCATCACCAGCGCCAGGCTTGTCCTCCTCCCGGCGGCCCTGGTTGACGTTGCCGCCGATCACCACGGTGCCCTGATTGTTCACGATGTCGCCCACGTTGATGTGCGTGGCGTTGCCGCTGGTGTTGCCGTCCTGGCTTTTCCCGTCTTCCTCGCTGTCGATCACCTCATTGATTTGTTTAAGTAAATCGTCGATCACTGCCTTTGTTCCCCGTCGTCTATCTGAATGCCGCCAGCTCTATGACGTTGTTCAGGCTGGCTTCGTCCATCGGTTTTTCCTGCTTGATGTAGAACTCGTACACCAGCCGCACGATGCGGGCGCGGGCCTTGGTCGAGAGATCTGGCCGCCGCTGCTCCAGTAGCGCCAGCACCTTCACGGCCACCTCCTCCAGGGTGTCCAGGTCAATGTCCGGCTTGCCCAGCTCCGTGGGCGCTGTGGCGCCCTGGTCTGGGCCTCCTTCCCCCGTGGCCAGCCATTCGACAGAGACGCCTGCAGCGCGAGCCATCTTCACGAGTCTGGAGCGAGATGGGTCTGACTCGCCCCGCCTCCACTTGCTGAGCACGGAAGTGGAGACGCCGGCCATTTCTGCCATCTTCGTGGTGCCTCCCGCCATCTCTATGGCGATCTCAACCCGCTCTCCGAACGCGTCAACCTTCCCGGGCTGAACATTGACCTCCTGGTTGTGCGAAGTGTGACGCGTCATAGTTCCACCTAAGTAATTGAATATCCTATTGTTAATATCTTATTGCCACGTTTTTACAGGCTTCCTGAACATTGACCTCCAATAACGTGGTTGACACATCCACGTTCGTGGCCAATAATGCCTACATGTAGGAAAACAAACGCACTAGGAGCCGTTACTACATGGCGGAACGCAAAAGCTCAAAAAAAGCCAGCCTCAAGGACTGGCATCGCGGCGACATCAAGGCGGCGCTGGAAAAGGCCGGCTGGAACCTGAGCAGCTTGTCGCTGCATCACGGCTACGAGCACCGAAACACTCTGCAGACTGCCCTCCGGCGGCCATGGCCAAAAGGCGAGCGCTACATCGCCGACGCCATTGGTGTTGATCCGGCCGAGATCTGGCCGAGCCGCTACCAGGGAAAGAATAACACTCATGCCTGTAAAGGGCATCGGGAATTGGCGCAGAGGAAGGCCGCATGACTCTGACTCCGTTGCTGTTTTGTGATCAGCCTAGCCGGCGCCCTGGTGCCCGCCTAGATGCAGAGCGAAGCGGCTTTTGGAGTGCTGCCTGGACGAGGGGGTACAAATGACACGCAAGCGCTGGAAACCAGTTCAGCCCGCCAGCATGCAGCACGCGATCCGGCTGTGCCTGGACTACGCGCTGCACAAACACAACCGCAGCGTGGCGCGGGTGGCCGAGCTGATCGGCACGTCCGAGTGGACCATTTACAAGTGGATGACCGACGGCTCCATTCCGTCCAAGCGCATCCGCCCGTTCGAGTTCGCCTGCGACGCCACGTTCATCACGCATTACATCGCCACCAGCGCGCAGAAGCTGGTGATCGACATCCCCGCCGGACGTGCCGGCAGCCAGGACGAGCTGCTGGACCTGCAGAACCAGCTTAACGACGCCGTGTCGCTGCTGACCCGCTTCTATCGCGGCGAGGCCGAGGCGGCGGATGTACTGCAGGGGGTCACCCTTGCGATGCAACAACTGGCCGGCCACCGGGAGAACGCGCGCAAGCACGACGCCCCGGAGCTGGCGCTGTTTGAAGGAGGCGAAGAATGAGCGATCAGGACTGGTATACCCCAAGGGAGTTGGCCGGGCTCCCGGGCATGCCAGCCACTCACAGCGCGGTGGTCCGCCGCGCGAAACGTGACGGCTGGGAGAGTCGGCGCCGCCAGGGGCGCGGCGGCGGCCGTGAGTATCACATCGGCTGCCTGCCGGCGGAGACCCGCGCGGCGCTGATGCTGCGCCAGCCGCAGACGAGCGACACCACGCCCGAGCCGCCGGCGCGGCGCCCGCGCGAAACCTTCACCTATGACCGCGAGGCGCTGTGGGCCTGGGCCGAGACCCGCCCCGAGAGCCTGCGCGAGCGTGCCCGCTACAAGGCCAGCGTGATGCGTGAGGTGGTCACCCATCGCCGCGCCGGCATGGGCATCCGCGAGGCGATCAAGGCCGTGGCGCGCGCCCACGACCTCAAGCCCGCCACCGTCAAGAACTGGTGGTACGGCGCCAACGGCCAGCCGGGCGCGCGGGAGTTCGACCCGGCGGACTGGGACGCCGCCCTGATCGAGCGCTATGTGGGACGCACCGCCACCGCCGAGTGCTCGCCGATGGCCTGGGATTTCCTGCTGAAAAGCTACCTGAACCGCAAGCGCTACGCCTTCGCCAAGGCGTACCGCCGCACCGAGGAGGCCGCCAAGGAACACGGCTGGGCACTGCCGGCGGAGCGCACGATGCTGCGCCGCCTGCACGAGGAAGTGCCGCGCGAGGTGATCCTGTTCCGCCGCGAGGGGCCGGAGGCGCTGCGCGACACCATCCCGCCGCTGCGCCGCGACCCGCGCTGCTTCAGCGCCGGCGAGGCAGTGACCGCCGACGGCCTGAAGCTGGACCGGCTGTGGGTGGACTTCGGCGACGAGATCATCAACACCGCCACGGTGTGGGTGTGGCAGTGCATCGGCACCGGCCGGATGCTGGCGCCGCGCCTGGGCAAGACCGAGAACACCGACCTGGTGCGCCTGTCCGCCTACGATCTGCTGGGCATCTGCCTGCCCAGCTACGCCCAGCTGGACAACACCATGGCCGCCGCCAACAAGGCGATGACCGGCCAGAGCAAGGGCCGCAAGCGCTTCAAGAATCGCCCCGACGACCCGCGCGGCGCGCTGGTGCAGCTGGGTATCGACGTGCACTTCACCGACCCGAACCACGAGATGACCACGCCCGGCGTCAAGCCGGTGGAGCGGGCCTTCCGCGACCTGCACGAGGAGATCGCCAACCACCCGCGCTTCCACAACCGGGGCTTCAGCAAGGCCACGGCGGTCAGCGCGGAGGAAGTCTGGGAGGTGGTGCAGGAAGAGATCGCGCGCCACAACGCCCGGCCGAACCGCCGGACGCTGGTGTGCGGCGGCACCAAGAGCTTTGACCAGGCGTGGGCCGATTCGGTGGAGCGCAACCCGCTGCGCGTGGCCCCGGAAGCCCAGCGCCGCATGCTGCTGCTGATGCCGGAGGTGGTGCACGTCAACCGCCGCGACGGCCACCTGGAGCTGAAGGCCGGCGCCGGCCCGCGCGGCAAGCCGCGCTACTACGGCCCGGAGGTGGCCCGCTACGCCGGCACCAAGGTGGTGGCGCACTACGACCCGGACGACCTCAAGAAGCCGGTGTACGTGTACACCCTGGACGGCCGCCACATCGGCACCGCCGACCGCCTGGCCGACACCGCCTGGAACGACACCAACGCCGCCCGCGAGCACAGCAAGTTCAAGCGCCGCCACATCAAGGCAACCAAGGAAGCCGCCAAGGCGCTGGATCGCATGAGCGAGATGGAATACCAGGCGCTCTACCCGCGCACCGAGCAGCCGCCCGAGCCGGAGCCGCGTGTGGTCCAGCCACGCTGGGGCCGCAGTGGCCGGGTGGAGATCGACGGCGAGCCGGTGGACACCCAGACCGGGGAAGTGCTCAAGCGTGCGGTCGGCAGCGACCTGGCCCCGGACGAGCAGGAGCCCGAGGAGCGCTACAGCTTTGACGAGACCGTGGAGAAGGTAGCGACGCTCAAGCGCCGCGACCGGCTCTGAGGAGGTGGCCTGGCAGGGTAGCCGCCCCGCCAGGCCGAGAAAGCAGCCAGACGGCTGCCCAATGCAGAAGCAGGAGTGTAACGAATGAAACAGGAAAACGTAATCGCCATGCCCCGTATGGACCACGCCGACCTGGTGGAAGCGGTCAAGGCCGAGATGGAGGCCGGCGGCATTTCGCAGGCCAAGCTGGCCGGCCAGATCGGGCGCTCGTCCGCCGCCGTCAGCCAGTTTTTAAAGGGCGTTTACCCGGGTGCTGAGGGCAACGAAAAGCTGGCCAAGCTGCTGGAGCAGTGGCTGGAGTCCCGCTCCGAGAAGCAGCGCAGCCTGGGCGACATCCCGCCGATTCCGCCCTACACCGAGACCGGCAGCAGCCGCCGGATCTTCTCCGCCCTGCGCTACGCCCAGACCTTCGGCGACAGCTGCGTGGTCTACGGCGTGCCCGGCGTGGGCAAGACCTGCACCGCCCGGGAGTACCAGCGCCGCGCGCCGAACGTGTGGATCGCCACCATGTCGCCGGCCACCGCCACCACCGCCGCCGCCCTGGAGGAAGTGTGCGAGGCCATGGGTATTCAGGACGCCGGCCACGCCGCCGCGCGGATGAAGCGCGCCATTGCCCGCCGCCTGCGCGGCAGCGACGGCCTGCTGATCATCGACGAGGCGCAGCACCTGAGCGTGAAGGCGCTGGAGGAGATCCGCACCCTGAACGACATCCGCAACGCCGAGGACCAGCCGGAGGCCGGCCTGGTGTTCATGGGCAGCGAGGTGGTGCACCACCGCATGACCGGCGGCAACCGCGCCGCCGAGGTGGCCCAGCTGTTCAGCCGCCAGGGCAAGTGGACCCGGCTGAAGAAAACCACCCTGACCGACATTCGCACCATCGTCGCCGCCTGGGGCGTGGAGGACACCGACATCCTGCGCGCCGCCGAGGACATCGGCCAGCGCCCCGGCGGGCTGCGCGGCCTGACCAAGGTGCTGCGCCTGGCCAGCATGTTCGCCGCCGGCGAAGGCCAGCCGCTGGCCCGGGAACACGTGATCGCCGCCTGGCGGGATCTGGGAGGTGAGGCATGAGCCGGCGCAACGAGGCGCTTTCCGTGGAGGTTCGCTACGACAGCGACCGGGAGCCGACGGGTGAGCCGATCACCATCGGCATCACCGACAGCCAGGGCCGGGAGGTGGCGAGCGTGCCCTGTTCTTTGGAGTTGGCCGAGCAGCTGGCCGAGAGCCTGCGCCAGGCCACCGATTTTGCCAAGCGCGTGCGCAAAGGCATGGGGAGGGGTGAGGTATGAAGACCTACAGCGACGAGTACCTGGAGCACTACGCCGACCGCTACGTGGCGATGCACCTGCGCGGCCACGGCATCACGTTGGAGCAGTACCTGGCCGCGCCGGCCCGCTACGAGCACCTGGCCCTGGAGCCGTTCCCGCTGCTGCCCGAGCAGCGGGCGGTCCAGGAGCGCCTGGACACCGAGGCCGCCCGGGTGGAGGCGGAGGTGGCGCACCTGCCCCGGCGCAACGGCGCCGTGGTGGAGCCGCTGCACCATCACCGCCACCCCAAGCGCAGCCCGCTGGCCATGTTCATGCGGAGGGTCAAGTGATGGGCATGCGACTGGAAAACACCATCAACGAGCTGCAGGGGCTGCTGCGCACCAAGCTGCGCGGCGAGATCCTGGACCACCTGATCGCCAACCGCCACCCGCTGGGCAGCCGGGCCATCGCCCGCGCCCTGGGTAAGCCGCACCACGCAGTGCAGCGCGGGATCTGCGAGCTGGTCCTGCAGGACCGCGCGACCCAGGTGGGGCGCGGCGCCGATCGCAAGCCGGTGTATCGCCCGGTGGAGGTTGGCCCCTGCGAGTGGTGCGGGCTGATCAGCCACCGCCTGGTGGCCGGCGAGTGCCCAGCCTGCAAAACCCTGACCCTTGGCCTGGCGCGTCCGAGTCTGGCGCGCCAGGTCTGCTAACCGACTACCCGACGACAGGAGACACAACCGTGAGCGAAGCGACCGCAACCAAGCCAACCATCCCCGAGGGGTACATGCGCAACGCCTCCGGGCACCTGGTGCCCGAGGACCAGGTGCGCGACCAGGACAAGCTGCGCGACGAAGTGGCCCGCGAGCTGGCCGAGGAGGCCGAGGAACTGAACGCCCGTCTCAAGGCGTTCAAGGCCAAGGCCCTGGGCGACATCGCCGACCTGGTGACCATCGCCGCCGAGCGCTACGACGTGCAGCTGGGGGGCAAGAAAGGCAACGTGACCGCCGCCACCTACGACGGCCAGTACAAGGTCATGCGCAGCTATGCCGAGCGGGTGACCTTCACCGAGGAGCTGGAGGCCGCCAAGGAACTGATCAACGACTGCATCATGCGCTGGAGCGAGGGCGCCAACGCCAACATCCGCGCCCTGGTCGACCGCGCCTTCCGCACCGACAGCAAGGGCCAAATCAAGACCACCGCCATCCTGGAGCTGCTGCGCCTTGAGATCGACGACGACGGCTGGCAGCGCGCCATGCAAGCCCTGAAAGACAGCATCCAGAGCGCCGGCACGGCGGTGTATATCCGCGTGTACAAGCGCGTCGGCGAGAGCGACCAGTACCGCGCCGTGCCGCTGGACCTGGCGGCCGTTTGAGGGAGCGCAAACCATGAGCGTATTTGCCAAGTACCTGACCCTGAACGGCGTGGCCACCACGCCGGTGGGCGAGATCCTGAAAGACATGGACGAGAGTGGCATCGGCCAGATCGCCCTGACCGTGCGCAACGATCAGGAGCGCACCGTGGGCGGCCTGATCGTGCTGCGCGGGCCGGACGCCGACCGTTACATGCGCGCCATCGAGGCGGTGGAGAAAGAGATCGAGGCCGAGGAGGACGCAGCCCATGGGTAGCGCGAAAGTGCAGCCGACTGCCGAGCAGTGGCGGGAGATCGAGGAGCGGGCCATGCAGCTGTACAGCCCGGTTTATCTGGACTGTGACGGCCGCCTGGTGCGCCTGATGCTGCAGCGCGTGGATGATCTGCGCCTGGGTATTACGGTCTATGTCGACGGCCTGTTCAGTCTGAAGTGGCTGGGCTGGGGCAGCGACAACGAAGTCACCGAGGAGGGCCGACGGTTCTTCCAGGAGCGCAAGCGCAGCGTGTACCGGGGCAAGCAAAAGAAGATGGCCCGCCGGGCGCTGGGCAAGCGCGAGGCAGAGAAGGTAGTCACGCACCGCCACCCGTACTGGGAGTCGCCCCGATCGCTGCGCCGCCAACTGGTGGCGAACTGTGAGGCCATCGAGCTGCTGACCCACGAGGAGGCCAAGCGCCGTCTGGCCGCCCTGGGTAAGCGCGTTGAGGAGGCGAGCGCGTGAGCACCACCGCCGAGATCCGCCGCCGCAAGCAGCTGGCCGCCATTCATGCGGCCCGCCGCGACCTGGGCCTGGACGAACACGGGTACCGCCTGATGCTGCGCGAGGTGGCCGGGGTCCAGTCCGCCAAGGATCTGGACGCCGACGGCCGCCGCAAGGTGCTGGACCACCTGCGCCGTGTCGGCTGGGACAAGCGCCCGCGCAAGCGGGTGGCCCAGCACCCGGGCACGCCCCACAACATCGACCGCGAGGCCATGCTGCAGAAGATCGAGGCGCAGCTGACCGACATGGGCCTGCCCTGGTCCTACGCCGATGCGATCGCCAAGCAACAGACCGGCGTCGAGCGCGTGGCCTGGCTGCGCAAGGCCGACGACCTGACCGGGGTGATCGGCGCCCTGCACGTGGAACAGGAAAAGCGCGGCCTGCTGGCCAGTCTGGACAACATCCTGGCGCGCGCGGGCATGACCCGCGAGCAGCTGACCGAGCAGTACACCCTGCGGCGCAACTGGACCCGGCACCGGGCGACGTTGCGGTCGCTGGTCGAGCTGCTGGCACCCTTGGCGGAAACGCCCGATACACCCGATTCAACCGAAGGTTAAAGGCACTTTATGGACGTTCGCTGCCCGAGTTGTCACAGCACATTCACCCTGGAGCAGGTGGCCGAGGACGAGGCGCTGCGCGAACTGATGGGCCTGATCGCCGATCTGCCGCGCGAGGTCTCCCGCCCACTGGCCGCCTACATCGGCCTGTTCCGTGGCAAAACGCGCGCCACCGCCTACGAGCGCCAACTGCGCATCGCGCGCGAGGTGATGGCCATGAGCGGCGACACCCAGCAGGTGGGTGCGGCCCTGTCAGAGACGGTGGAAGCCATCCGCGCCAAGCGCGACAGCGGCGAGGATGCCCGCCCGCTCAAGAACCACAACTACTTCAAGCGGGTGCTGGAGAGTGTCGGCGCCCGGCCGCAGTCGGTGCCGGTGGCGCGCATCGAGCAGGCCGAGCGCAGCGCCAGCCCCACCGTGAATGCCATGCCGGAGAGCAAGACCCGGCAGGCGGTGAATCGACTGCTGAGGGATCGCCGTGGCTGAGCAGCGCAAGCACACCCCGCCGCCGGCGGACTGGTTCGTCGAGGTGGTGGCCGGGGGCATCGCCAGGTTGTACGTGCTGCGCCTGGAGTCGGCCCCGGCGGCCGATACCCTGGACGGGGTGGAGATGGTGTGGGTGGAGGCCCTGTGGTAACGTGGCCTGGGACGAGGAGCTGGACGCCGACCGGCTGCGCCAGGCGTTCCGGGGCCTGACCCGCTGGCCCGCGCCCCGCGAGCTGATGGACGCCCTGCCCAGCCGCCCGCAGCGCCGCGCGCTACCCAAGCCGGAGATGAGCGACGAGGAGCGCGCCCGCAACCGCGCGCGCCTGGCCGAGATGATGGCCGCGCTGGGTATGCGGATGGACGACAAGAAGGAGAGCAAGCCCCGTGGAGATTGATATTGACCAGCTGCCGCAGTCGGCGGCCGAGATCGTGGAAGTGGTCGGCGTCGAGGCCGCCCTGCGCCTGGTTGAGGCGTGGGGCGGTATTCGTTTGTACGTGCCCCAGCAAATGCCCGAAGACCACCTGCTGGTCTCCACCCTGGGCCGCGCCGAGGCCGACCAGTTGGCGGACCGCTACGGCGGCGAGACGGTCCAGATCCCGCGCTGCCTGCACGCGCTGCGAGCGGTGCGCAATGGCCGCATCCGTGCCGAGCGCCACGACGGTGCCAGCCCCGCGCTGCTGGCCCTGCGCTACCGCCTGACCGAGCGCCAGGTGTATTCGATCCTGGCCGCCGGCGACGAGCCGGCCGACGATCGCCAGCAGTCCCTCCTCTAGACCGAGTCCGCCTGACGCGCTACTCTGCGCGCACCCCCGCCCCCGCTTTGCCGTGCTGAAGCCCTGCACCTGATTGTGCTCCCGCCCGCCTCGTACTCTGCGAGGCATGGATACCAAACGCTTACACGACACCTTCCGAGCCGGTCCCTGGTTGATCGCCGCGCTGATCATGGCGGCCATCGTCGGCTTCCTGTACCCGCACCAGCTGGGCGTTCTGCTGTGGTCCCTGACCAAGTTGAGCCTGGGCGCCTATCTGGGCTACTGGATCGACCGGACCATTTTCTACTACGCCCGCCCGGGCTCCATCGACTGGCGCGAGGCCGGGCCGCACACCGCCTATCTGCTGGCCGGCTGCATGTTGCGCCGGGCGCTGATCATGGCGGCCGCCATCCTTGCCCTGGGGCTGGGGGTGTGACATGCGCCATGCGCTGTCTGTCGCTGCCCTCGCCCTGGCGTTTTCGGTTGGCTGCACGCCGGCGCACGCCCAGGGCGTGCCCGCAGCGGCCGACCGCTACCAGCGCGAACTAACCCGCATCGTCCAGCAGGAGTGGGGCCTGTCCGGCCCCGTGACCGTGCATGCCGCGCAGATCCACCAGGAGAGTGCGTGGCGCAGCCACGTGGACAGCCCGGTGGGCGCCCAGGGGCTGGCGCAGTTCATGCCCACGACTTCGCAGTGGATTGTCGAGGTCTATCCCGATCTGGGTCAGGCAGCGCCGTATTCGCCCGGCTGGGCCATGCGCGCCATGACCCGTTACAACCGCTGGCACTGGCAGCGCCTGAGCGGCGCCGCCGACGACTGCCAGCGCTGGGCCTTTTCCCTGTCGGCGTACAACGGCGGATTGGGCTGGGTGCAGCGTGACCAGCGCCTGACCATTGATGCCGGCGACGATCCGGCGGTGTGGTTCGACAACGTGGAGCGCTACACCGGCCGGGCCGACTGGGCCGAGCGCGAGAACCGCCATTACGTGCGCCGCATCCTTCTGGACCTGACCCCGCGTTACGTGCAGGCCGGATGGCAAGGGGGTGCGCCGTGCTGAAGATGGCGGGCGGCTTGCTGGTGAAGTGGTTGGGCGGCGGTACGGTGGCCGCCCTGATTGCGCTGGGTGCCGGCTGGCTGTGGCACGACTGGCAGACCGGGCGCCTTGAGGCGCGGCTGGCCGAGGCGCGCGGCGAGACCGTGGAGCTGCGCGCAAGCCTGAACGAGTGGCAGGCCGCCGCCGAGCGGCGCGGCGCCGAGCTGGTGCGCGCGCGACGGGAGGCGGAAGCCGCCCGCGCGGCGGTCGAGCAGCTGGAGGCCGAGCTGGCCCGTCAGGAGGTGGCCTACGACAGCTTGCGCGAGCAGATCCGCAGCGCCCCGCCCGAAGACGACGGGCCGGTGGCGCCAGTGCTGCGCGATGCCCTGGAGGGGTTGCCATGAAGATGATGATCGCGGGGGCGCTGGTGTTGCTGCTGAGCGGCTGCGCCAGCCCCCCCGAGTCTTTGCCCAGCCCCGAGCCGCTACCGGCTCCGGTGCTGTGCGCGTTGCCCGAGGGGCAGACGATACAGGAGCTGGCGCCTGAGCGGCCGGTGGGTGACTACACACAGCGCGACGTGGCGCTGTACATCGAGCGGCTGCACCGCTGGGGCAACCGTGGCTGGACACGACTCGCCGCCGCTCGCGAATGGAGCGACAACTGTGTGGACCGAGCAGCAGTACGAGACGGCGGCGAAGCTCGCTGAGGACGAACGGGAGGCGGCGCTGGCGCGCCACCGCCAGAACATGCAGTCGGCGCAGGCCAGCCCGGACGGCTCCTGCCTGGACTGCGGCGAGCCGATACCGGCCGCTCGCCTGGCGGCGTGGCCAAGCGCTGCCCGGTGCGTGGATTGCCAGGCGGACCATGAACGACAACAGAAGACAGTGGGGGCCTGATGGAGGTAGTGGACTGGAGCGCGGCGCGTCTGTTCTGGGATGTGTCGCAGACGGCGATCATGGCGGTGATCGGCATCTATGTGTGGTGGACCAGTCGCACGCGGGCGACCACCCAGGCAATCAAGCAGGTGGATGATCGCGTGACCCGGGTGGATCAGCATGTGCGCAAGCTGGAGCAGACCCTGGAGCACCGGCCGGGCTATAGCGACCTGGACACCCTGCGGGCGGAGATCGCGCAGACCAACCGCAGCCTGGCGGAAGTGTCGGCCCAGCTGCAGGGCACCACGGCGCTGCTGCACCGGCTGCACGATTACCTGCTGCAGGAGCGGAGGGAGAAATAAACGTATGAGCTTTCAAGATTTCGAGACCGAGGGGCGGCGCCTGGCCGTGCTGCGCATCCTGTCCCGGCGCAACGAGTACACCACCAACGAGTACAGCCTGAATGACGAGCTGTCCGGGGCCTATGCCCACAACGTGAGCCGCGACCGGCTGCACGCGGATCTGGCCTGGCTGGAGGAGCAGGGCCTGGTGATCGTCCAGCAGCCCCGCGCCGGCTGGATCGTGACCCTGACCGCGCGCGGTGGCGATGTCGCCGCCGGCCGGGCCAATGCCCCCGGCGTGGCGCGCCCGCGTCCGCGTCCGGGGGTGTGAGATGCCCAAGCGATCCAAGGTCTATGAGCTTCCGCCGGAGCTGCGCGACGAGCTGAACGAGCGCCTGGTCAGCAGTGGCTTCCAGGGCTACGAGCAGATGGCCAAGTGGCTGGAGGAGCGCGGCTTCAAGGTGTCGCGCTCGTCGGTTCAGCGCTATGGCCAGGACCTCCAGGAGGAGTTCGAGATGGCCATGGGCGACGTGCGCAAGACCACCGAGATGGCCAAGGCGTTCACCGAGTCCGACGACGACAGCAAGGGCAGCCTGGTGGACGCCACTGCGCGGATCGTCCAGGAGCAGCTGCTGCGCATCACCATCGCCCTGCGCAAGGCCGAGCACGAGCCGGAGAAGGCCGCCAAGTACATGGCCAGCATCACCCACGCCCTGGCCGACATCGGCCGCATGAGCCTGGGGCAGAAGAAGTGGGCGCGCGAGGTGCGCCGGGAAGTTGCCCAGGAGGCCGCCGACAAGGCCGCCGAAGTGGCCAGGCGCGGCGGCCTGTCCGCCGACATGGTGAACAACCTGCGCCGCGAGCTGCTGGGCATCGCCAAGTAACCGAACGGAGAGACGAGCAACATGCAGACACTGGATGCCGACACCGCCCAGCTGATCCATGGCGATGCGCTGACTGCCCTGACCGAGCTGGCGCCGGAGTCGGTGGACGCCCTGATCACCGACCCGCCCTATTCAAGCGGAGGCATGTTCCGGGGTGATCGCGTGCAGGACACCGGCAACAAGTACCTGAACACCGGCGCGCGGCACAGTGCGCCGAGCTGGCCGGGCGACACCCGCGACCAACGGGCCTATGGCCTGTGGTGTGAGCGCTGGTTAAGCGCCAGTTATCGCGCCCTCAAACGGGGGGGGGGTGGTGGCCGTGTTCTGCGACTGGCGGCAGTTGCCGACCGTCTCCGACGCCATCCAGGTGGCGGGCTTCGTGCTGCGCGGCATCCTGGTGTGGGACAAGACCGAGGGTACCCGGCCGGTCAAGGGCTGGCACCGGCAGCAGTCCGAGTTCGTTCTGACCGCGAGCAAGGGGCCGCGCGCGAAGGCCGGCCCCGATGCGCCGGCACTGCCGGGCGTGGTCCGCTGCGCCCCGCGCAAGGGCGAGAAGCTGCACCAGGTGGGCAAGCCGGTGCAGCTGATGCAGGAGGTGATCCGCCTGGCGCCCGAGGGCGGCACGGTGCTGGACCCGTTCATGGGGTCGGCCACCACCGGGGTGGCGGCGCTGACATCCGGGCGCGCCTTCGTGGGCGTGGAGATCGACCCGCACTACTACGCCGTGGCCACCGAGCGGCTGCGCAAACTGGCCGAGCCGGCCTGATGGGGTGCCTGGTATGACCGACGTT